CCTGTTCAAGGATAGCCAAACGGTTTTCCATGATCTGAGATTCTTGCTCTTCTTTCACAAATGTGTCGGACGCATAATCAAAGCTGATGAGAGGTTCAATGATTTCTTCCCAATCTTCAGCAGTAGTGATCTTCTTAAGAATTAATTGCGTTCTCAATAGATCGAGGAATAATCCATTAAATCTACGACGCAGACGTTGAACAAACTTGTTGAACTTGATTTCATCCCGATTGATTTCTGTGGCCCTATTACCGATAGAAATTGTGGCTTCGCTTTCTAAACGCGACTTAGGTACGTTCAAAGATTCCAACAGTCTCTTTTGGAAGTATTTCAAGTCATCAATTTGATTCAGATTTTCTCCGGCAGGTAGAGTATCAATCTCAGTGCCACGACCACCTTCACGACGAGGAAGCCAATAATCTTCCATCATCGATACTTGATGAGAATTACCCTTAACTTTACCGCTCGCTCCGTCATAAACCAATTTAGTCCGATATTTATTAATCAGACTCATCATATATTCTTCAGCACCCTTCTTTGGCAATGTGCCTACATCAACGTAGAAAATACGACGTTCTGGAGCGCGCGTGATACGATAGATCACCGCTGCATCTTCCAGCATACGGAGGTTATTTAGCGGCTTTCTAGCCTTCTCTAGATGTCCGAGAATAACGTTACCGGTATCACCAGATAGAATTCCGCTATGCACGAATGCTACTGTGTCTGGACTCAGTTCCAGAGGCTGCTGCACGCGGGTCGTTAGGTTAGTGCGCACACCGCTATCATTTTGGGCTGATGTGGCGAAAGTCGGATCATACAAGAAGTAAACACGAGAGTTTATGATCCGATCAATCTTGGATTCGGGATCAGTTTCTGTCTCGATTTCTTTAACCTTCTTGATTGCTCTAGAATCAAGGTTGATCAGCTTCAGAATTCCCTTCTTGGGATTCTTAGGATCGATAATCTTATGATAGTATAGCCTACCATCAACGTAGAATTGTTTATAGATTTCGTATGAGCGGAGATCAAACTTTAGCATCCTAATCAGATGTTCGAACTCATCAATGATCTTATCACGAGTTTCTTGGGAAACGGAGTCGGATTCCTTGAGATTAAGCTCTACAGGAGATTGGTCTGCATCTGATGTCACTGCTTCATTGATAATGTCATCAATTGCCTTATCAACTTCAGCGTGGATAGCCATAGAACGATATTCGTTGATTACTTCAGCTTGATTACGAAGATCAAGCTGATTCATATAACCAGCGGTATAGTAATGGTTGAGATCAACTAAGTCTGATGCATCATCATTCTCGACAGCTACTAGAGTTTGTTTTTGAATGATCTTTTGTTCTTCTTCGCGTTCTGGATTGTCGAATTCCGCGCCCAGAAACAGACGAGAGAATCCTTTGCGAATAGATGATTGTAGTGCCATAATTGCCCTTTACGGTAGTATGTTAATATTTAGGGCGAATCTTCAAATCGCAGGGGACTCATAAAATCCCCTGCTCATTTGAAGATTACAGCGTAACGTTAGGTTGCGTGTAGTTGACATAACGGAAAGTCACATCATACTGTGCGTAGCCGTCCATTTCACCCGAATCCATAGACATCTGTCCAACTGTAGCTGGCCAGGCATCATGTAGAACAAAAGTCTTTGTAACATTATCATTCACGTCTAGAAGCTCCAACGTGATGTCGTTCATGATCTGATCAAGATTAGTCAGGCCCTTATTAGAGTCAGAACCATTGATATTTTCAGACCATTTCTGGAAGTCGTTGTAAACGTTCATATCGTTCACGCCGATGAACGTAACCGTGAATTCATCGTATGTACGATCACCAGGAATTGGTAGATTACGACCACCCCAAGTTAGATCGATGACGCCGATATTTGCTCCAGGAGTGCTAGAAGTTCTAGCCAACAGGGAAGCTTGTTGAGAGTCAGCTTGGCTTCCTGCATAACCAGGGAGTGTAACAGTCACACGCCAACGATTAGTACGAACCAAACCAGAACGAACCGCTTGACGAAGTTGAGAAATCTGCATTTTATGTCCTTATCAAGAAAGGAAGGGATGATCATCCCTTCCTGTTATTAGGCGTTGACCGTGAAGCTAACGTCTGGACGAACCGCAGTCAGATTCAACACAACCCAGTTGATAGAATAGGTCGGCTTCAACAGCAACTGAACCATAAACTTATTCTGAAGAATTGTGTCTGGATCATTGTTCGTTTCATCACACACCACCCTGAAGTCTTCAAACGCACGGCGATTTTTCATGTTACGCAGGAACGGAGTCACCGCATTAACGAATTGTGCACGAGTGATACTATCGTTGATTTCAAACAGGAAGTATTGCGCCATAGCAGAAACACTTTCTTCGGCAACAATAAATGCCCAACGAACGTTAACTCGGCTGAACGCAGAAGGCTTCTGTGTCAAAGTCTTATCGCCGAACAGGACAATGCCTTGTGCCGGGAATGTGACAATGCTATTGATACCCACTGGATACAACAGATCGCGATCATCTTCTGATGCCGACCAGGCCATCTTATTGTAATTCAGATATTTGCCGCGAGTCAAACCTGCAGGAGAAATCCAGGGATCATTGTTCACGAAAGTGCGAGCAAAGATACCAGCAGTACCGCCGGTTGCAGGAACCCAACGATAAACTTGGTTGTACTTATCGTACATATAGCCCCAATTGTCCACCATGAAAGCATAGTTAGAATCGCGAACCAACTGATTCAAACGCCAGTTCTTGATATCGTTAGCTTCGTTACCACGATTGTTCACCACATTCACCATCGGCGGTGCGATGAATGGCATACAATCGCCACGAGATTCTGCCAAGTCGATGATAGCGATCTTTTCTGCATCCGAAACGTCTGGCGCAATCAAGAATTGAATATCATATGCTTCCTTGTTGGCATATTGCTGGAAACCGCTAGTAACGTTAACAGTTTGGTCATCAACACCACCAGACAATGTCGTTGTACGATATGACAAAGGAATTGTCTTATCCGCAACACGAATATACTTCGATTGTTGATTAATCGCATCAGCGAAATATTGGACTGTACCATCGGCGAAACGGTCAGTTGGTCCCATAGTCATCAGATTGTACTTTTCCAGTACACCACCCAGAGAACCTGGATCAACAGTAGACGTCACGAACGTCAAACCATTTTGAGCAGCAGGAGCAGTCGTTGTTGGAGAATAACCAACGTTATTTTCAACATATGTCACAACTGGACCCGAAACAGTCACAGAGCTAAACAGAGCGATGAACCCAGCCGTCGCAGCAATCTTAGAAGCGACAGTAGAAGCCGAGTCACCCAAAGCTACAGAAACCGGAACCCCATAAACCGAGAATGTACCAACAGCGGTATTGCTGACAGGAACAGTTCCTGCTGTTCCCGCAGCGCCAGTATCCGTAAACGTCGTCGCATTACCTGCCGCCAGATATACGCTTTCGGCACCCGCAGCTGTGCCGCGATAGACACGATAACCGGTGGCACCAGATATTGCTGCCCAAGTCAGAGTATTAGAGCTTGTGGTACCCGTGGTCACCACAGATACTTCGCTGGAGCCGATTGTTTCACCAACCGCGCCCAAAGCGGTGACTTTGTAGTAATACGTACCCGCAGCCAGAGTGCCGCCAGTTGTAGAAGTCGTAGGGGCATTAACAACCGGAGCCGGCAAAGCCGTTACTGTGCCGTTGACATATAGATTTTCTTTTTGCTTCTTAGCAGGAGTTCCAGTCCAATAACCAGTTGAATCCACAACAGCAATGTTATACTCACCAGCAGTAGGAGCATACGTGAAATAACCAAATAGTTCGTGACCAGAGAAATGGGCTTGATCGATGATCACAACTTCCAGACCATTTCCAGCAGAACCAGGGTACTTGGCAATGAAATCAGATCCAACAATAGACGTGCTAGCAAAAGCATCGTCGTTCTTAATCAACTCAGCAGTTTGTCCAGTCGGAAAGGCATTCTTAGCATTCGCACCAACTTGTCTAACCACCCAAGCAACGTTTGAATACGCGAAGAAATCCAAGAGAGGCATTACATATTTGTATGTGGCGTTGTCTGGAATGCCGAATACACTGACAAATTCCTTTTCACCATTAGTGATTTGATAAGGAGCGTCAACAGGCCCCCATTGAAACGCACCTGCGATAGCGCCAACCTTATTGGCGACCTGAGCAGTGTACAGAGTTTGATCGCTCTCAGTCGTGAGAACGGCAGGCGACAAAAATAGCATAAGTCTATCCTCTATCTAGTGTTAAAGTACAACCTTGTATTATTTAGGTTGTGCTATGAATCATAACATCATCCATTCTTCAAACGACATTCGTTTATTCTCTGTGACATTCACAGAGAATCCACCAATTCTATCTTCATAATTTGTTTCATCTTCATTGTGTATAGAAATATATCCGAATGGTAAGATGCTTTCCATAGCAATATTGACGTTTCTCTTATATAGATCATCGCCGATATTATTACCACAATATTCGTTGAACAGTTCAGTTTTAATAAACCAAGAAAATAATACCAAAGGCATCACCGTGTCGTCATGGCATTCTTCATCTGCTTCATAGCTTGCGCCCTTAGCGATAAATGTGCCCAATTCCTCGATTGTTTCTTGATCTTCGATTTGAAGATATTCATTCTCAAGTAGTGTTTTGAGATTTGAGCATCCAATCGATTTAACCTTTTTGGTAGTCCTAACACCAGGCAGAGCAGCGTTTCCCTTTCCACCTTCCCTTAGCCCGCCGATTGCTCGTTCTGAGTTGGAAGTCAAAATTGTGTTTTCATATTCCAACTCATAGTAGAGAATATATGTCACTTGACCACCAACATCGTTGTTAGCTTCCACTAATACCGGACAATTACCGTAGCTCATACAAATGTTCATAATTGTATGAGGAAACAACAAAGGACTAATGGTATTGCTTCTATATTTAGCAACGATTTTATATGGATAGTTAGTAACATCCAAAACAGTGCAGACAGAATAGTCTTGTCCCAAACCCGCTGCGGGATCAGCGATTGCTAGATATTTACGAGGATTTTCCTCATCATATTTTTCATATACCTTGAAAGCACCATCGTCTGATTCAGAAATTGCGTTCTTCCATTCCAATCTCTCTAATATTTCAGTTGGAATGAGAGTACCAGAAGAACCTTGGAACTTACAAGCAAATTCCTGTGCGAATCGAGAATAACCAATATTCGCAATCGTTTCTTCTTTCCAACGTTCGTCTCTCTTAGGATGCTGATCCCAAATGACTTCCAGTCTAGTGTAGTAGTTTTGTCCCGCCATCGATGCTCGCCAAAGCATATAGAACATACCACGAGCACCACGAGGTGTAGTTGTCATAATCACCCGCGATTCCTTGCCTGAAGTAATCACTGGGTATGTGGATTCATAAAAAGTCAAATCATTTTCGATGAACGCTGCCTCATCGATATAACAGAGGTCAACAGAACGTCCGCGAATACCGGAAGCGGAAGTAGCGGCAGAAAATATCACAGAACCGTTGTCAAATTCAATACGACGCTTGTTATAAACCTTAACACCATGTTGTAGGAAAAAAGGCAAGTATTCAAAAGCCATACGAATACGGTCCATAATTTCCTGGGCTTGTTCACCTTTATTGGCCAGAACAGCAACAGTCTTGGTCGGATGGAATATAGCAAACCACAAGATGAATGCGGCCATGGCCGCAGTCTTACCCATCTGACGAGCGGTCAATGTCAGACTAAAACGACTTTCGGCATACATCTTAATCATTTCTTTCTGATATTCAAATAACTTGAAAGGAATGATACCATCATCCAAAGAAATAATACGACAATAGTTCTCAATAAAGTAGATAGGATCAGTAGCACATTTAGCAACTTCCTGTAAATGCAAAACAGTCAGATCGCATCGTACATATGCCTTCTTGATCAGAATATTGCCGTTGTATGTATCTCTATACGGCAAGTTGATATCTGGAACCAGAAACGGATGTCCAGCACCATCCTTATATGGTGCATAAACAATATCTTTGTCAGACATCTATCACCTCATCAGCCGGTTGGGTCACCGGTTCAGTATTTGGCGTCGGTTGTCCTTCTTTCATTGCCTTCAATACTTCAGACAGAGAGGCACTAGTAGTGATATTTGTGATATTATTTTGGGTAACAGTCTTGGGAGCAGTTGCCTCTCTCTTTTTCTTTTCGTCCTCAACTATCTGTTGATAGATTTTCTGCATTTCAAGAAGGTCTTTAGATAAACCACGCATAGTGGTTGCCAACTCATTAAACACGGTGTATGCTTTGGGATGTTGAGTTTCCACCGCCACGCTCAGAGCCCCTTCTAAAGCGCTGCCGGCCATTT